TCACCACTAGCAGCTGGTACATTGCTAAGTGCTCTAGTATTGAACTGAACAGCAGTTACTAATTTTCTTATACCAGATGTTAAGTCTTGTAAAGAACTGATTAGTTCTCCTGCTAGGTTACCCATCCCACCACCTGCACCTGAGCCACCACCTCCACCACCATAAGATGATATCGGTCTGCTGCCTGATTGTGCTAGCTGGTTAGATTGTTTTTGAAGTACGAGTTCCATTTATTTGCTCTCTAGTCGTTTCTTTTCTTCTTCTAAGTATTCTTTTAACATAAAGACATAGACCTCTCGCTCGAACGGTAACATGTTATCAATATCTGATAAAGCATATTTGTGATATTGCAATAAGGCAAAATTCATTTTATAATGATTCACCAAAGTGTCATGACAAAGGTTTATTAAAAAAAACTTTCCATGCCCTCCAAGACAATTTTATGTGCCTTGTTACAAACTGGACAATTGTAATTAATCGTATGAGTCATCTTTGGCATAGTATCAAAGAAGTTTTGAATCTTACCAAATTGCTCAGATGTCAAATTATTAATAAAATCCATTAGTTCTTGTTCAGTCTGATCCTTCGCATGATAAACAGCATCATTATCATAGATGTAATCAATTGAAGAAGCCACCAATTTAAAGGTGTCTTCATTCGTTACTGCTCCACCTTGTAGTTTTTTAATATCATCGATATTAGGATACTTCATAACTACACCAACATCACCAAACAATGCAATTTTATCAGTATGTCCTTCTTTTTCCTGAACCTTAATTTCAGAGAGGTCTACTGTATGTTTAAGTTTAGCCTTTTCATTATCTGATCCGTGATCTTCATCACATGATAAAATAATATCAACAGTCTCACCGACTGACTTAGATCTTAACTGAGTGAAAATATACTCGATATCAAAGATCGCTAATTTACTAACATCAATAGTTTCTGTGATACATGATTTAATAACTTCTTTCAATGTATCAATCATTACCCTCTGATCAGCACTTTGTTGTGCAACTAAAAGTGCTTTTTGATCCTTAACTAAAAATGGTCTGTATGTAACAGACTTTTTAGTTGATGGAACCACCAAATTATAAATTGGTGTACTATTCATTGGTAAAGCCATAATTATTCTCCTTTAGACATATTCTTAATTAACTTATTCAACTCAGCAGTGCTACCTGTAAAGATAACATTGTTATTCGTCACTTCTTTTCTGGATCCCTCTTTAGGTGTATCCAGTTTTTGCTTCTGTTGATGTAGATCCAATAGCTGTTGGTTTATATCAGCCAACTGTTTCATTAGATTTCCAACAACTTCAAATGCTCTTGGATGCTCAGACTGCATAGCCACATCAAGTGACTTCTGCAGTGCTTCCTGTCCTTGCTGGAGTAAAATACGAAGATTACCTCGAGTGATATCGAAGTCGTCTTGAATTTTATTTGTAGAGTCGTTAATAACTTCTCCAGTCTTTGTTATCACTTCAGTCTGCCCCATCGGTTGTATACCAAACTCGGCAGATAATGTTTCATCAATCTTCATTCGCAATCCTTAATGATGTATTTATTAGAACTTCAATAATCCTGGAAGTTTTGTAACTCCGTATGATAACACAGAACCAGTAACAAAGTTACCTGCAGTACTACCCAATGTTCTATTCAATGTTTCTTGGAATCCTGTAAAATTTTTAGTTAGTTTATCAATGAAACTGGTAGGAATCTTTTGATCGTCTGCTAATTGAGTTACTGGAGTTGCCACCCAATATTTGTACTGCATATTAACAGTCAATTTCATAACGTCTTTAGATGCATTATCTAAAGAAACAGCGTTGACATTCTTAGGATAGCACTCGTTTAGTTCAACTTGATATCTAGTTTTATCATTGATGTCTTGAACTTCAATAACCATTTTGCAAATATAGTCATTATAATAGCTGTATGTTCTAGTGGTTGGATTCGAGATTAGACTCATCCATTCATCGAATAACTTCTTAACCTGCATATCGTTATCTACATAAAAAGTCAGACTGATTGGTTCGTATAGTTTTTCATAAGGAATTTCACGAAATTCACCGAATGATCTATTTTGAGTAGTTGCATAGTTAATTCCTGGAAGTTGAACTGTATCACAAAATAGTAAAATCTTTTTCAAATTTCCTGGATTTATTCCTGCTGGTGGTTGAAACTCTACCCCAAATCTATTAGATCTTGCTAATGCTCCAGTTTTGACTTCGGCTATAAACTGATTAATCTTATTCGGCTTAGCATCTTTCCGTGCAGTGTTTTTATTAAAAAACGGTAAATTAAGTGGCATTTTAAACCCTTCTTATTTTCTTGATCGAATCTGACCATATTTCTTCTTTAGATGCACCAACAAATCGTTCAACTGGAAGTAACATAGCAGTCGCCCAATCTGCGGCATCGATTTGTCTGAATTGTGTTCTTACATGCCCAGTTAAATACTGTTTGACGCATGGTTGTGCTGCGGAGAATCTAGAGACTCCATCTATAACCTGCCATGAATACTTTAATCTAGTTGTTTCATCCATACGATTGTTAGATTTAAACACTAACAAAGAATCAAGTAATCTTATCCTTAAATAATATGGAAGATAATGCATATTTAATCCCATAAACCCATCTGGTGTTCTACTAAATGGAAATACTAAAGGAAATCTGTCATAGTATGGCAAATCCTTCTTACCCTTTGGATCGTAACCATACATGTATAGTCGTCCAGGCATAATTTTAGTCACTAATTGATCTGTGTTTCCATTTAGTACTTTTGCTGGGGTGAGTTGTTGCTTAGTCAACAGAGTGACTTGTTGTTCGAACCATCCTTTAGACTTTCTGACGCTAGTCGCTAAGTCATATTTGTTTCGTTCGAATACATCGAGCATTGGTGATTTTTGAGCCATACTCTTATTTAGGTGCTAGACCCAACTCGTGTTCAGTTATAATCTTGAACTCCCAGCCTCGATCTTTTGCGAATTCGTTTGCTGCTTCCCACTTTGCTTGATTCTTCATAAACGCTAAAGACTCTTGTAAGTATCTTTGGGTTCTCTTTCCAGGATAAATAGGTGGTAGGGTTTGTGTTTTTGGTTTAACTTCAACCAGATAGGTTTTACCTGTAGTTACGGTAATCTTAAAATCTACAAAATAGCGATGAATACGATTATCCGTTGGACACTTATACGGTATAATTGTTTCCTCAGAACTCCATTTTAACACACTAGGGTTCTTATCGCACCAAGAAGCGAATCGTGTTTCCCAGCTGGATCTCATGATAATGTTTGTGGCATCTCCTGTATATTTTTCTGGGAATATAGGAATAAACTTTCTCTTGTGGAACATAAATAACTAATTAGGATAATAACAACCATATTTAGGGTAAAGACAACAAATGGCACTCCTTCCAGATATCAGAGATAGAGTGGTTTCTGCCACTTCAGCTATTAGAGATAAAGCTACAACGCTTAGTCGCCCACCAAATATGGGTAGTACTAGAGGTGAAGCTACGCATAAAGGTGCTTCTAATTCTCCATATGAAGTTAAACAGCACATGTATCCAGAAGATTTACTAGCTGCAGGCGGAAAATATGGTGGTAATTATGTTATATTTTACATCAATGTAGCAGTAGATTCTAAACTAGCACAGTCTTTAACTAATGATAATTTTGTAGATAATATCACTCCAAGAGATCGTGGAGATCTTATTGCTCAAAACTTAACTACTGGAAAGTTGTTTGCTAGTGCTGCTACTTTAAATGCTAGTGGCGCAATCTTAGGTAAATCACTTGGTATTGGCGAAGCCAGTGCCACTGCTGCTGGATTGGCGACTATTGGTGCTGGTGCGACTGCTTTAATGGCTGCATCGGCAACTCGTGCTCAAAGAAGATTAAAAACTGCTATTGCCATGCACGTGCCAAATCAACTATCCATTAGATACGGAATGCAATGGGGTGATGAAGATACTGGTGCGTTACAAATGGCAACAACAGCATCACAAGAATTGATAGATGCTGTTAGTAAGGGTGATGCTAAAAACTTAGCTGAGCCAGCAAAAGCCATCATTACTAATTTGGCTTTATCGAAAGGTCCAAATGCAGCAGGATTATCTGCAGCCACTGGTCTGGCTTCAAACCCAAAGAAAGAACAAATCTTTAAGGGTGTAGATTTTAGAACATTCGCTTTTGATTATCAGTTTTTCCCAAGAAGTTCTACAGAAGCAGCCAATGTTTTAAACATT